GGCTGCAGCATGGGCATTTTTCGGCAACACGGTATTATTTACAAATGCAAAATTGATTGCCTTTAATGCAATATCATTTGTTACAGCAACAGGTTTGAAGGCGTTAGCCTTTGGTGGTATGATAAAAGCGTTCGCAGTTGGTTTGCTTAGTTTAGCAACTAGCGCAATTCCTGTAGTAATTACTGGCCTGAAAGTTCTTACAGTAGCCTTTATGACCAACCCCATCGGTTTAATAATTGGTGGCATAGCTCTTGCCGCTGGGTTTTTGATTGCTAAATGGGATACGGTTAAGGGGTTCTTTTCTGGAATGTGGAAACCTGTGCAGGCTGTTTGGCAAACCTTCGCCGACTGGATTGGTAGCTTTTGGAAAATCATAAGCGCACCATTTACTGCTATTGGTAAAATATTCGGGCTTTTATTTGGCTCTGACAATACTGTGCAGGCCAATATAAACTCTACCGAAGAAGCCGCTAAATCAACGGGCTTTGAAGAAGAAAATGCTATTCCCCAACAAACAGCAAGTTTGCAGGAGTCTATAGCTGGTGGTGTTATCACGAATCAGCGCAGTATCGATTCCCGAACGATTAATAACAATTTTAATATAGAAGTTAATGCCGCACCTGGACAAGATGAGGATAGCATTGCCGATAAGGTGATGCGCCAAATTAAAGACATGTCCAGGGGAGCTTTATTTGATACTGCAGGAGCAACATTATGAGCGTGATGATGGCACTTGGCAATTATCGCTTTTCTATTGAAACCTCGGCCTATCAACAACTGTAAAGAACTATCGCTTACCGGTGGCAGTCTCAGGCAAGGATTGGTAACGATCCTGCCATGCAGTTTGTTGGTCCAGGTGCAGAGCAAATTAATCTTGAGGGCGTTATTTATCCGCATTTCAAAGGTGGTCTTGGTCAGATTGAAGGCCTGAAAGCTGCTGCCGATCAGGGCGAACCACTTTTATTAGTGGATGGCCTGGGGCAAGTCTGGGAAAAATGGGTGATTATGCAAATTGAGGAAAGCCGGGAAGTATTTTTAAAAGGCGGAGTTCCTCGAAAAATCACCTTCAAGATGTCTATTGTGCGATATGGAGAAGACTAATGGCAGTTCAATACCGTACTCGTGAAGGTGACATGTTGGATTTTATCGCATGGAAGCATTACGGCAAACAATCCGGCGTAGTTGAAGAAATATTAGAGGCTAATCCTAAACTTGCTGAATATGGCGAGCAGTTTCCAGCGGGCGTTATTATAATATTGCCTGATGTTGAACTTCCAAAAACTGATACTGTTATCAGACTGTGGGATTAAATGACTATTACACCAGATTTCCAAATCATTGCAGATAGCAATGACATTACTGCAGCCATACGCAGAGGGTTGCTGTCGTTGCGTATTACTGATGAGGCTGGATTTCAAAGTGATAAAGTTACAATAAAACTTGATGACCGTGACGGAAAAATCCAATTGCCAAATACAGGGGCAGAATTAGATATATCGCTTGGATACAAAGAAACGTCTTTAGTCAAAATGGGACTTTATATTGCTGATGAGGTAGGAGTTGAAAGTCCTCCACAAAGTATAACTATTCGTGCTCACGCTGCGGATATGGGGAAAAAATTAAAAGCTCCGGTAACAAAAACATGGGGTAAAATAAGCCTTGGTGATTTAGTTAGTAATATTGCTGGAAAACATAGCTTAACACCTAAGGTGGCCGATGCTTTGGCTGGCTTTGAGATTCCACATCTAACACAAACCGAAGAAAGTGATTTGCACTTGTTAACAAGGCTGGCAGTCGATCACGATGCCATAAGCAAGCCAGTAAGTGGAAATTTATTATTTGCTCCCAAAGGTGAAGCAAAGTCAGTAAGTGGTCAGGATATCCCTCCTGTTACATTGGAACGAAAACAAATAACAAACTGGAACGCCAAGTTTGCAGATCGGGCAAAATATGGTGCAGTCGAAGGAAGCTGGCACGATAAAGATGAGTCTATAAAGAAGAAAATAAAAGTTGGTGAAGGAGATCCTGTATTCATTCTTCGCCATACCTATGATACGCCAGAGCTTTTAATAGCCGCTGCGGATGCAAAATTAAAGCAGCTTGAGCGTGGTACTGGAAGTCTAAGTTTAACCACTCCTGGCAACCCCAGACTTGCAGCAGAAGGTAAATTAAATCTGGTAGGTGTTCGAGATGGCGTTGACGGCGAATGGAATATCACCCGTGTCGAGCATTCACTTGATAATAGCGGTTACGTTTCTCGTGTAACCGCTGAAATTCCGCAAACATAATCAAAGTGTGAGAATGAAAATGGGAAAAACTGACAAAGAGCAGAGCGGCAAAATATGCCTGCCGCATGACGAGTTTGAAAGCATGTTATGCCGAGCGGCCGAGAAAGGCGCTTTGAAAGCGCTAGAAGATGTTGGCCTCGATGGTGATTATGCAGCAGATGACATCAAAGAGCTTCGCTCTCTTTTATCTGCCCTACGACTTGCCAAACGTACAGCATGGCAAACATTTATCAGAATTATCACTAGTGGAATCTTGCTGGCTATCATGGCTGGCATTGCAATTAAACTCAAACTTTTTGGAGTAAAATAATGTTAACATTACTTGGCAGTCTACTTGGTTTTTTTGGAAGTGCATTTCCTGATATTTTGAAAATATATAGAGATAAACAGGATCGCAAACATGAGCTTGCAATACTAGATCGACAAATGGAGCAGGATAAATTAAATCACGCTCAACGACTCGAAGAAATCAGCGTAGAGGCCGATATTACCGAGAGCAAGGCGCTCTACAAACATGCTGGCAGAGATTCAGGGGTAAAGTGGGTTGAAGGGCTTCGTGCCTCTGTAAGGCCTGTTATCACCTATGCATTTTTTATCTTGTTTGCGACCGTTAAAGGTGCTGGGCTTTATATCCTTATTCAAGCTGAAGGAGTCGATATTGCCAAAGCCTTAACGCAAATATGGGATGCAGAAACTAAGGCGTTATTCGCAACTGTAATGATGTTCTGGTTCGGCCAAAGAGCTTGGAAGAAAGCACTTGGAGAGAAATAGCAATATTTCTCTCTTTTCCAGTTGATTAAAATTGTAAACGAAGCATTCATGTGCCGCTAACAAAAATGGAAAGATTTATGAGTAAAATATTTTATAAAGCCATGATTGAAGATGTTCAGAATGAAAAATGTTCTGATAGTGAACTGGAGGCATTGCTAGATGCTTTTCAACAGACAGTTAAGCATATTGCTACCACACCAGCTCGCAAAGCTTGGTTTGAACTTAAAGATTATTCTACGTCAAAGCAGCGAGGCATTGACCGTTTTACCTTATTGTTAGAGCGCAGAAATATAAACGGCCATGAACAATGGTGGGGTACATTTGAATATGGTGGTAAAAACTTGAAAGTAATTGGAACGCTGGAAAAAGAATAAAATAAAAGCTTATTCTTCAGGAGACCATTGTTCAGGATCAAGACTGCGAACTCTTTTTCTGAATACACGGTCGAAGGTTTCCAACCTTTCTTTAAACCATTCGTGCTGTGACGACCAATCACTTTCTTTTGTTGGGTCTGTATCCTTAAATTGGATGATTTTAGATGATGTCTTTTCTGGAAGCTCTCTCCAATCAAGAGCCGCTCCAATCTCTTTCTCTATGTTTTCTTTGTCTTTTGCCAAAATATTATAGAAATTCTTAGCATAGTCAGGATGGGTTATGCAAAGTTCAACTCCAATACGATTATCACGAGTATTGAGTAATGCTGCTATGTTGAAATGACTTCGACCAATTGCAAATGTCTGCCAGTGTTGAGGTAAAGGCTTCTGAAGGCGCAACTTAGAATTAGAAGTTTTTAAATATTCAAGTAATTGCTGCCAATAGCGGTATTGAAGCTCTTTTGTTTCTGTCGTTGGTTGCTCACTTAGCCTTTTTGCTGCCTGAGCAATAGACTTGCTCCAGTTATTTGGCTTAGATATTATATTAAACTTAGGAGCTGCCACCGAATCATTAATACGCCATAGCTCGACCTCCAGACCAAAGAAACGGAATTTTTCATCAGTAATTTCATTTAACCAATCAATAGTGGCACGATGTTCTTCAGTAAATTTAGAAGCTATCCAAACAATAGTTACGGCCTGCAAGCCTGCAGCGTATGTAAGTAATTGCCCAAGGTGCTTGTGATCAGTACGTTCAATTTGATTTTCAATGAGAACCCAGGAATCATCATCAACGCTTTTACATAAAATATCAGCACGGAACGGACCAACTTCTTTCTCTTGAGCTTCTAATTCAAGCTCTATTCCAATGGTGTCTCCGAGCAGCTCTAGATGTGCCTCGCTAGCAAGCCAAGGAGTAAAGTCCCTATCTTCCGTAGCCCATATGTCTCGAAGCTCAACACGCTCCAATTTGCCTAATGTTTTATTCATAATTTATACCCCTGATGACAGGGAACGATATTCACAATTTAGCTAAAACACAATCAAAATCTAAGGAAATAGTCATGCGACATATAACTCATAGAGGCGCAGACCTTATCAAGCGGTGGGAAGGTTTTGTACCGCATCTGTATATCTGCGCTGGTGGATACCCTACTATCGGGTATGGTCACGTAGTTCTTCCGGATGATAATTATGGCAATATCACAGGCGCAAAGCTACTAACCACTTTAAAGAATTCTGGCCTGAAAGCGGCGAAAAATGCTTGCCGTATAACTGAAAAAGAAGCTGAAGAACTGCTTGTAAAGGATGTGCATAAATTTGAACATGCTGTTTTACGTCATATAGACGTGCCTCTAACTGATGGCCAGTTCGATGCTCTCGTATCCTTCACTTATAATTTAGGTCCGGCGGCTTTACAGCGTTCTACACTTCGCAGAAAGGTAAATCGTGAGGAGCACCTTGATGTTCCTCGTGAATTCAGAAAATGGGTATTTGCCGGAGGGCGCAAGCTCAAAGGATTAATCAAACGTAGAAACAATGAAGCGGAGGTATATGCAAATGGCTAATAAAGAAATCGACTGGAAAATACGCTGGCTAGTGATAGTAGCTGGTATTGTTATAATGATGCTTGGCCAAGGCAGTTTAATTCAGATAATTGTTGGTGCGACAATAGCTCTTACTGGTATTTATTACGGTACGAAAGATGTGTTTTTAGCTTATATCAAGAAACGGATTAATTTTTGCTGGGAGTATATTAAAAGCTTCCTGCCACCTTTTTAATCGTCATTTCGGTGGATATAAATCTTGTAAGAACTGGATGATATTTTTGGCAGCTTTATAGAATTCATCGACAGAAGTTTCTGTATATTGGGTAAATAATTGCACTTGGTGTTCAATATTTGCCAATCTTTCACACCATAATTCGCTATTACGTTTATGATCTGTTAAGTCTCCATTTAATATATGATCGTTAATCTCTTCGTCTATCTCTCTCAAATGTTCGAGTATTACCTTTAAGCGGGAGGAATATTTTTCAGATGCCTCGCATGCTTCTTTAGCTATAGCAAGTTGCTTCTTTTTTAGTTCTTCAAGCTGCTCAAGGTCACTCATGCTTAACCCCCATACCATTCGGTTAAACTGGTAATATCCTTTACCTATACTACACTTCCCCAATTATAATTATACCACATAATAACAAAAACGTTACACGTTGTTTTCAGTTTTTTCATTAATTTTTGGCTATTTCGTAGGCAATCCAGGCTGATATTACAAAATCTACAGAAAGCATCACTGGTTTACCAAAAAAATGCCATAGCCATCCAACATAGGTCATAGCAGGAAGAATTATCATGCAAGCAGTGAAATAACCGATAAATACGAATAGTTTTCTATGCTTGCGGAATGTCTTTGCGTAAAATGTCATGCCTTATCTTCTTTGCATTCATGGAGATTTGCATTAGCAATAGATTTAAATAAACTTAGAGATTTTTTTCTTATAGTAGGAGGGATGTTATTGTACGTCCTTACAAGCGTAATAATCTCTTTGCTCTCTAGCATTTGGATGTCATCTTCAGAGGTAGAGTCATTTGGCTCACCATAGCCTTCCACAAACCAACTAACCGATACTTTCAATATGACGCCAAAATCATATAAGCGTGATATTGCTATTCTATTTCCTCCTCTCTCGTACTTTTGAATTTGCTGAAAAGTAATTCCGATTTGGTCTCCCAACTCTTCTTGGCTTAACCCGAGGGTTGTTCTCCTTGCTCTAAGCCGCTTTCCCACATATTCATCAACTGGATGTACCATCATTATTCCTTATTTTTCTTTCGATAAATTGAATGCATTTCTCCCTTTCTGCAGAGCTTGAAATATTTATAAATGCTTTTATTAAGCGCAAAGTTTCTTTGTTCAAGCTATCCTCATATTTTTCAAAAAAGAAATTTATAGTTACATTCAACGCATGTGAAATGTTAAACAGTTCAGAAGATGTAGCCTTTAAAACCCCTCTCTCTATT